CTTGGCGACGTAAAGTTTGTGCTCCGGCGGTGCCACAATCCTCCTCAATCTCGTTATTCTCTTGTCCTGATTCAAGACCGGGGGCGTCTTGTCTTCGTGACACTTCGGGGGTCTGCCATACGAGATCAAGCTCTGTTTCAAACTCTCCCGGTTTAATTGTGGATTTTACTCCCTGAACTGAATAATACCCAGAAATATTACGCATAAGATCTGTTACTCCGGTTCCAAAAAATGAGGGGTTAAGCTTGACCATCTTGCCGGGGGTGAAGTAGCTATTACCATATAGTCTAACTGAAGCGTTGTATGGGTGTGGATCGAAGGCGCCGTGGGTTCCGTTGGTTTGTTGCAATGCTGTAAGTATATTAGACTGGGCAAGGTTGTCGGTTTCTCTTTTTGTATACTTGACAGACTTTACAATACCCTTGGCAGCACCATGGCTTAAGTGAAGAATGTTAAATGCAGCGTCACGGGCGAGTCTCGTATCATATTCGGCGGTCGGTCTAAAAAAACTTAACTCGGGGAATGATGGTTGGGGCGAGTGAATAAAAAGATATTTCTTAGCATTCAAAGCTTGTTGGGCTGTCATCGCTGGGGTGGTTGAAACATATTCATAAACACGGGAACTATTAATGCCTTCGTCCGAAGACAGATCTCTTGTATACAATGTTGGATGTGGAGAATCTATTGTGTCTACTGACAAGGTTAATGTTCTTGTGGTCGGCGTGGAGGCCGAGTCGGCGCAGTTTTGGCCGGAAGCCTGCCGGAGAAGGTTACTTGAAATAAGAGACATATAACGCTGAAAGGTTATTGTCTCTATGCCGGTTGCAACGATCTTGTTCAAAAACCATGTCTGTAGTTGCTCCAAACTAATCGGGATGTCGGCCAGGCTCACCTGTTGTAATGGAGAGGAAGAATCTAAGGGGAATATTTGTGTGGGGGCGACGATGGGCATAAGCTGTTTCATTTCAAAAGGTATTGATCGATGTCTAAAATATTCTAAACCGAGATTTATCAGGTCCCCCAAATATATAAAGTGTACCCTATAATGGTCACCCTGTCTAGGGTCTATTGTGTTTAAACTCTGAAGGTTTGCGTCTGCTACTTCTCGGTTGTTTTGGAGGTCAGTACTGAAGATGGCTTCGTCTTGAGGTGTGGCGTTTAAGGAGCCATCTTCGGGGGCTGTGGTGCCGGTGCTGAGACGGGATTCGGCTTCTGCGGTGGCATCAGATGTTGTTAATGTTTTTATTCTGGAGTTAAGATTGGTTATAGTAGGAGTAGCTGCTTCAAGAGCCTGAGCGGTTGTCTCTCCTTCTTGGGGAACAACAGCAGCTACAGAAGAGCGACGCTGCTGTGCTTGAGCGGCTCCGGCTTCTTGGGCACGGGTGGTGCTTCTTTCTTCCAAGAATTGTATGAATGGTGGGTATTCTCGTAGGAGGTTCGGCGCTGAATCAATTCCGTGTCTAGAGTTTGATGCACGCTCTTGCGAGGCTTCTTGAGACGAGGTGCCGTTCGCCATGGCTCTTAGGGCCGCAATCTGCGCTGCTCTTTGAGCCTCGGTCAGGTCGTCGTTGTTTGTTATTCTTGCTTCTTCTTGTGTAAGAAATTGCTGCTGGATCGACTCTTGGCGTGAGCGGGAGGAGACTACCGCAGCGCTAATCGCAGATGGCAGTCCAAGCTCTGTGCCTGTTAAGTCAATGTAGTGAACTGCTGCCTTTTTTAAAAGTGCTTCTAAAAAATTGTTATAAAGAATCCCCTTGTTTCTTGCAGATCGCTGGGATAATGTTTGGCGCTCGTCCGAGCGGGCTTCGGCGTCGTCGTCATCGGGGGCGGTGGGTTCCGGCTCGGCGTCTTCACCTCGACGAGTGGCGGCTTGGGCATTTCGCTCTTCGCAGCTTAAATATTCCTGCCTTCTTATGATTCTTATTCTTTCAGAAAGATATTGGCGTAAGTCTCCCTCGTCGAGCGCTCCCTGTAAAACGCCCATGAGGGGAAATTCAGCCGCAGCGGCTGACACAGGGGCAGGGTTGTCACCTCGACGGGCGGCGTCGATGGAAGCTATGAAATCACACGATAACTCTATACTGCCATCCTCTCTTAAGTCTAATTTATGTTGGGTTGGTGCTAGCGTATATGTTCTTCTAGTTCTATTGATGTAGTCTCTTAGTTGTCTTAAATTTTCTTCAGGTATGCCAGGGGAGACTGAGGGCATGGTCCAGCCGACGACAGCCTTTATTCTAAAATCGGATTCGTTGGCTCCTCGGGGGCGCTGGCATAGGTCTATTATTCTCAGTGTCCTTGTTCCAGTTTCAGCAGTGTCAGGGGTTGGATCTCCAACGGTTCCTCTTGGCGTTTCTAGTTCATTTATACTTGTTAAATGTAGATTTAAATTGGCACGAAGTGCCACTTGGGCCGTCACTTCGGTATTTCCTTCATTTGATATCTCGAAACTTGTTATACCGGCACCGGGAAATCTTAAATTGCTGCTGGCGAGGATGTCTCTTATTTCTGGATCTGTGAAGTTCGGAAACCTAAACTCTGTATTCACCCATCCGCCAGAAACTATGTCCGCCCTATATAAACGAAGCTCGGGAACTAAAATTCCTAGATACTGCGGGTCTAATTCATTAAGGGCTTGAATCGTCTGGGTGCCTGTGAGGTTGTTCATTATACGAACAGAGGTCATATGAGGGTCGGTCGATAGTAGTTTTAAAAAATTACGATAGGTTTTCGACGCATTGTAGGCAGTAAAATCCTCCCAGTGTTCTATAAGAAAACACTGAAACTTTCTAAGCTGCTGCGGGAAAGAATCTGCGCCTTCTTCAGTCATGTCTCTTCTGAACTCTCAAGGAGGATAGAAATTGCGTTTTCTGCTGGAAGTGGTATTTTTATTTTCTGCCCTGTTTGGACGTGGTGTTCTGTTGGGAGTTGATTATACCAGGCGATGACCCACCAAAGTCTCGAATCTCCGTAATGCTTATGGGCGAGCTTATAAAACTTATCACCAAAAGACCAAATATGTGAGAGTCTTTGTAAGCTCGCTCTCTGTCTCACTGTTGGGTGGCTCATGTTTGGAGAAGAGTATTGTCTTATATATTTTACTCCACGATCTTTAAATATTTTTAAATAAAAATCACTATTGTTAACATATCTTATTCTATTGTTGTACCTTGACATTTTCTTTATCTCACCCGTTGGTTATAGTAATAACCTCAACCATCGCTTGATGTTCTGCGTTGGAGGATTCATTATTTTCGCCCTCGGAAAGCTGTTCTGATTCTGCGGGGAAGCTGGTGATCTGAGTAGGTGGAGCTTCTCTTACTATTTGTCCTCCACGAAGTTCAGAGTGTTGTATATTCATTGTACAAGACATTTTGATGTTTTTAGGGAACACTCTGCCTCCAGTGAGTTCGATGAAACCGGCATCTAGATCTGGATTAAAAGAGAATCCATCAATTATTGCGATGAGCCCAGATTCGCTTGCACCTGAAATGCCCGATGATGATCCGTCTTTTACAAAGTTCATCATTCTTACCTTAAAAAGTGGACCGCCGGCCATGATGCCGTTCTCATAAACTGGGTAAAGCATATCGTTTAGCGTTTGAACTCTTTCAAAGTTTTGTTCTGCTTCGGGTTCAGTGGCGGCTGGGACATCCCAGCCAACTGAGATTGTTCTAGTTGTGTTCCTAAATGTTGGAAGAGGGTCCATCCTACCCATAACTGTCTCAAGGTTCCAGTTCGATTTATAATCATCGCTAAAATCTGTTAAAAATGCTTTGAAGGACACAGACAGTCCGGTTGGGATGTGATAAAACTCGATCCACTGATTTTTTCTGTTTCCTTGGATCTCCGTGCCGTCTGTATAGGTTGGTGCTCCATTGTTAAATCTGTTTGGCATGTTATGTTATCCTCCCTCAAACCCAGCGGCCAGTCTATCGTTGAAGACGCTAACAACAGAATCCCCAAATACTCGTTCGTTGATTCTAACTGTATAGGTCTTTGGCCAAGTCCACCGATGGCGGTTGCCATTGCGGCCATCCCCACAAATAAAGATGCGAGTCCGGCGCTAGACTCGATTTGGGCGGCGGCGTCGATGGTCTGTTTTATTTCGTTTACGGCTGCGGGGCTCTGGGCTGACACCTCTACGGCAGAGGCATAGGCTTCCATTGCTCCTGCAAAATTAATCATTTCTTCGTTTGGCAACGTCCAAAGTGCGTAACTGATTGCGGCGATTGAGGCCGCTACTGCCATTAATCCTGGTGCTGCTGCTGCGAGGCTTATGAGCGAGGATGACATGCCAGACATTTGAGTTAGACCTTCTGCCATCATCATCACTCCGGCGGCAAGAGCTAGGAAGGCTAAGGAAAGCAGTCCTATAAAAATTAACCCAGGGATGCCAGCTTTGGCTGCAAGAGTAGCTGCGAAGGCGAATGCTACGACGGCGGCTGCGAAGACGATGACGGCGGCGGAGACGGCCAAGATCTGCCCTGCCGACATTCCCTGGAATGCTGATACAAACTGCGCCATACCAAGAGCGGCAATTCCAATGCCTGCGCCAAGGAGTAGGGTTGCAAATCCTAGTGCTATCACTCCTGGGGCGGCGGCGTTGGCGGCGGGGCCGGCTTGGCGTAGCGACTGATTCTGGGCGTCTGTCGCAAGTTTGTTGAGCCCCTTTGCTGCGGTGTCTGCTCCGGTGGCGATGGTGGCGAGGATGGTGCCGGCTCGGTAGGCGGCGGTGAGGACCCAAAGGCGCCGGAGTGCAATCGCCGACCAGAGCAAGGTTGCGCCCCACCCATCAAAGGCGCTGGTGAGATGGAGGACCAGGGAGGCGAGCCCTTCCAGCACCACGAGCACGGGTTGTGCGAATGCGGTGAAGGCTTCGGCTGCTTTGGCGAGTTTTTCTTGAACTGAGAGTGATGCTTCTCTTCTTCTGTTTAAGTCGACCTCCGCTTGGGAGAGCCCTTCGAGGGCTTGGCGTTGGTCGGCGGCAGAGCCGCCTAGTAGTCGTGCAGTCTCCGCTACGCTCATGCCAAACTGGCTAGCAACATGTTGCTGCATATGGCGGTCGAAGTCGGAGAAGGAGTGGCCGGTGGCTTGGAAGCCTTCTTGTAATAGTCGCAGTTTATCGACGCCGACTGCTTGAAAAATCTCAAAAGCATTTAAAGATGTTCCGAGTGCGGCGTTTAATCCTTGAACTGCTTCTTGGGTACCTTGAATGGTGTCTAATCCTTCTATTGCTGACGTCATAGTCCCAATGGCAATTCCTGTTGCTTGGGCTTGTATTTCTAAATCTTGAAATACGTCGAGGGCACGATCTCCAAACTGTGCTATGAAGGGAGTTGCTTCGGCGAAATCGCCTGATACTTGTTCTGCGGAGAGTCCAATTGAATACCCAAACCTGAGCATTTCATCAGAAGTTGCTTGGGCCGCTTCGAGCGTTTGGCCAAAAACCTTTGTTAAAGAATCAAGATTTCTTACTGTTGTTGCGCTTTCAACTCCTAGCCTTTCATTCGCCGCAGCAAATTCTCCGAGTCCGATCTGTGCTTCTGTCGATAGTGTGTGAACTCCAGATAGTCCTTGCCTTACTGCGGTTAGAGATTCATTCATCTCCCGCATGCCGACGCCGATGGCAAGATTCAGGGTGTCAAAGTCCCCTAAACGGTCTGTAAGTTCTTCCGACGCCCCTGTTGTTCTCAGGAATTCAGAGCGCATACCACTTAGAGCAAATGCGGCTGCGACGCTGCCTTCTATAAATTTAGAGAGAAGAGCGTTTGACATACCCTGAAGTGTTATGTTTTCTCTTAGGGAATCAGCGACTCCTTGGAGTCCGCCTTTTTGAGCTAATAATGAGACAATGTTTTTTCGTCCCAGCCCTAAAGATGATTGTATTAAACCATTAAATCGTCCTTGGGCTTCTGTCGCTCCTTCGAGTGTCTCGATTTCGCTTTCTAAAGTGGCGAGCTTATCGACGCTCACGGAGTTGGCGGGCATTTTAGCTTTTTCTGTTAAGCGTATTTCTTCTCTTAGAGCTTCAGCTTGGGCTCGTGATGCATTAAGAATTTTTTGCTTGGACTCAAGCTGTTTTTTGTCTGCGTTGTTGGCCCTTTCGACGGCTTGAGCGTATCTTTCAACTTGTTCAGAGGCTTCCTTTGCGTCGCTGAAGGCATCTGTAATGCCGGGGCTACCGGAGGCTGTACCGGAAGACTTGCTCATAGCTTTCTCAAGCCTGTCAATAGAGGCAATTAGCTTAGTGAAATCTACATTATCAGCCACTTAAGTTTACCCCTTGAAAGGCCACTTAAGACCTGTTTTTCTTTGGAAGGCGTCTACAGCCTTTCTTAGTTTGAACTTATCTTTATATGTTCTTGGGTTGTTAAGCCCATGCTTTGCGGCAGTCTTAATGTAGCTTTTTTCTCTGGATAGGGCTTTTGAAAAAGCGCCAATCTCACTCTTTGTGCCGGTGACATTTACTGGTACAGAAGCTCCGCCGAACATAGAACCCATTAGATATTTTAAAGCTCCGCCGAACATAGCTAGGAAAGATTCATCTATCTCTCCTCTCCGAGCGATGCCTAAATCTATTTCTATAGGTGCAATATCTTTTTCTTCCATTTTTGATTCCTCATACAAAAGTGTTAATATAAATAGTTTACTAAATATAAAGCCAGGAAATCTTTTGATCTCCTGGCTCCATGTTGGTTATCTTCTATTTGGCTTGGAAGCTTTCTTTGCTGCTTCAGCTTCTTGCTCAAGTTGCTTTGAAAGCCTTTTTATAAACCACTTTCTCAATCCAATCGGAAGGTTGTATGCTTCTGTAAAGCTCCAAGCTCCATAATATTTCAAGAAAAAGAACTGCTCATAAATATGTTCAGCATAACTACTGTCTAGGCCAAAAAAACTCCGCTGTGAGCGGAACCTCCAGCTTTGTCTCAACATCGCACGTTTGGCATGAGAATGTTCTCTTCAGATCTACGTTTGGAATTATCTTTTGGTATGTCTCACGAAGCTCTCTTACAGCACGAACTGGCATTAAGTCCACAGCCTTATTCACTGTGGATCTGTCATCATAGCCTGCTATAGAAACAATCATTGTCTTTAACTGATCTGTGACTGCCGAGTCTTGTAGTTTTGCCTTCTGGCGGTTTGTCATTGTCTTGACCAGCCTTTTCTCGTCGGATGAATATAGTGGCCTTACCTCTACATCAAATCCGGCATTGAGAGAAATCATAAAGGTACCTTCTTGTGTCCTAGCAACATTCTCTGGCAACTCTGTTGAAAGAGTCTCTGATGACTCAGAAATCATTTCTTCTTGCTGTTCTTCTAAATCAAAGGTGTATTCCGATGTGGAAGAACAGCTTGGGCACACCACAGACGTTGTATAATCTGGGCCGTATCCATCCACTCTTGCGGCAATTAAAATGGCGCCTTTGTCTCCTAATAAAAGGTTGTCAACTTGGATGGCTGAATCTACCAGCAAAGACTGAATGAATCTATCAATGGCAATACCCTTCTTTAAGAGGCTTTTAGAGGTCAAAATGTCCTCTTGCTTCGCAGTCATCTGTCTGATTTCAATTTCTTCTTTTCCGAACAAAGGGTGTTCTTCTGGATATAGTTTACCCTTTGATGGCAAAGAAACAAATGTTGTGGGATTCACAAAATCAAATATATTTGCCACTGGGTCGTCTGTCTTTTTTGCAGCCAACGGCTCGGTTGATGTTGGGCCTTTCTTTTTAGAACCAACACGATTACTATTATTACGCATTATACCTCTCTTTTTGTATGAGCTAAAAACAACTAACCCCTATATTATAGGATAACATAGGGGTCTTGTTAAGTTGTTTTTATTTTATTTTTTATAGGCCGGGATCAAAGAAACGATCCTCGCCCTGAGATGATTTCTCTTGGGTCCACAGATGTGCGTAGTCGTAACGAAGCTCTAGTTCGATTGCTGTAAGTTCATCGCCGTCATAATCGAGATCGCCGTACTTCACATCAACAATAAAAGCATTTACAAGAGCCCACTCTTCTAGGACTTCGCCAGCGGCGTCAAGCTGCTGAATTTTAACCTCTCCGAGTGATGCGACGGCTGCGCTCTTAGACATGGTGTTAAGTTCGTTGGAGTTTCTTGCCGGTGCGTATCCAGAATTACTAATGATGTTTGTAATTGTTGCTGCTGCGTCAGGGCCGACCGGATCGGCGAGGGTCATACTGATTGGATTCCATTCCACTCTGCCGGGGTAGTAATATGTGTGGTTTAGGAATTTGTGCTCCGCTGCCGATACAGAAAAGCTTGGCTTGCTAACCGACTTTAGTGTATATAAGGGAATGTGGTCATTGCTCAAGACCCACCGATATTGTCTCTTTGGATCTCTGCCTGTTGAATCGTGCCAAAAGCTCATTTTATTATATCTCCGTGAATGTGATTTCTCTTATAAATAGGGGGGGAAGAAATAACTTCCCTCCTTTTCACTCATCAATCTGCGAACGATGCTCCTGAATCTGTGATTACAAAGTCGATTGCGATGTACTCGATTGCTCGTGCTGGCTTGAGAAGGATCTTGGCGTACATTACGTTGCGATCTACAAGCTCTGGAGTAGTGGTTGTCTCGTCTAAGATTAGGCGATATTCTGTCAAGCCAAAGCGAGACTTTACAGAAGAAAGGAACGGATTAACCTTGGAAGAGAATCTCGCCCAGGTAGTCCTTACATTCTGGTCAAACAACACTGTTGCTGCCATGCGAGAAACCTCTTTCTTGAGGAAGATCATTAGGCGGCGGACATTAATTCTGTCAAGCGCTGAAGGGGTTACCTGTAGTGTCTTCTGTCCGAAGATTACAATACCTTCGCTTGGGAATGATGCGATTGGGTTAATATTGACATCATAAAGTTTATCACGATCCTTGGATGTGAGTCTGCTTCTTACACCTACAACTGCGACTCCTGCGGAGCCTTCGGAAAGACCTCCTCTTGTGAATCCTGCTGGTGCGAACCACAACTCTGTATTCGCTGCGCTTGAGGCCATCGTGCCTAGTGCGGCGATTGATGGTGGAGCCCAGAGTAGCTGACCTTTTGAGGAGTCTCTTAGCTGAATCCAGGGGAAGTAAGCGCAGCCGTAGCTGGAGTTTAATCCTCTTGCCTTAAGGCTTGAGATCGCAGTGGATACAGCGGGAAGGCGAGAAGACTCGGCTAGGTTGCTCTCGTGGTCTGGAATGTAGTCATCCTCAAGGTCAATAACAGCAAGTGCGTCACCACGATTCTCGCAAACTCTGATTAGGTGGTTGGTAAGGGCAGGCTCGTGGATGCCGGGGATGGACATAAGATTACACTCTACTACCTCTGGATCGGCGGAGGCGTCAACTGATCTCTTTATAGAGTTGAACGCATAGTGTGTAAGCTCTCCTTCTCCTGACAAGAGCGAGTTTCTGAATGGGTCACGCTCTGTGATGTCAAGTCCGTTAAATCCGCCCTGAACTGGCATTGTGAACTTGTTGTATCCTGCGTCAAGAACGGTGGTGTGGAGGCCGGTGGCTCCGTTAAGAGAAGTGGTATCATCGTGGGAGCCTGGGGTGTGGGTTGCGCCGGTACCTGCGGTGGAGCCGACAATATCTTCTAGAGAGAAGAGGAAGCTGTGCTGTAAGAAGCTGGGTGTTAGACCCGAGCTTGCTGGCAGTGGGCGAACAAGATCAGCATAGTCTTCTGCGGGTCTGTTAGAAGAGCCGTCTTCTAATGTGATACCGAAGTAAGCGTCAGTTGGGTCTGAAAGCTTAGGATCGTCGGCGGTTGTTCTTAGCTCGTGGCCTGGAACTACGATTGTTGTGGCTACGGTCCCGTCGCCGGCATCAGAAATATCTTCTGGGGCTCCGCCGTGGGGTTGGTATATGTTTGCTGGGACGAACTTTAGAATCTCGTCACCAGAGCCAATGGCTGCGTTGGCAGCACCGGAAGCGGCTACCATGTCTCTGTACTTGTCTGGACCATAGAAGCCCATTGGAAGAAGAGAGGGGTCAGCTTGTCCGTTAGCTACCGCAGAAGCAACCTCTACTCTAAAATAGTTAGAGGCATTGTCATACTGTCCGTATTCAACATATCTTCTCTCGGCGTCGTTCCATACAGAGTATTTATCACCAATTCTTCGTCCAATAAAGTCTGGAGAGATTGGGTTTAAGTTAAGACCTGAGAAAGTTTCTATGAGTCTCTTGGAGCCATCAGTGTCGGAGGCATGGCGGATTTCTACTGTGAATGTACCATACTTATTATAATCACTGGTTGGAGCCTTGATGTCTGTGACCGAAATCTTTAAGTTCTTACTTTCCCAATCGCCATTGTGAAGACCGTGAAGCTTGAACAAGTTAGAAACATCAAGGGGTGAAGTCCCTACAAGGGATGCCGTTGTAGAAGTATCCGTATTAACAGCGCCGGTAAACTGGCTGAACGTCCAGGGTGTTGAGCCTGGTGTAGCTGAACGGTTGTGGTCGGAGGCATTAGCTGTATTTGACATAGGGACAAGGGCTGCTGCGTATACGGCGCCGTTGCCGCTAGCGAGAACAGATGCGATTTTGCGTTCAAATGTCTCTCCTAGCCAGTAAAGCTCTTGGTCTGAGGTTATGGTTCCAACCTTGGTTGGGTTTGTATTGAAAACCTTTCTTAGAGACTTAGAACTTGATGCGCTAAAGTCAAAAGAGAACTTCTTTACTACTGTTGCTGCGTTTTCATCTCTCAAGGCCATCGTAAATGATGTTCCAGATGTGGCCTTGATCCACACGCCGGTTGAGGAATAGATGGTGGGGCCAGGGGGGTCGTATACGCCATCTGCGTATGTGTTGGCGGCGAGGTCATCTCCTGCAAGCGCTAGTCTGTAGCCGGCTGCTGCGTCTGGGGTGTAGAAGATACCTGCGAGGCAGGAGTCTCCGTTCCATGTGCCGCCGCCTGCGTCCTTCTTCATTAGAACGAGGCCGTAGGCTCCGCCTTGAGTTGCTAGGCCAGCCGTAGTGGCTGCGATTGACCAGCCTGCTTTGGCGGATAGTGCCGAGTTGTTAGAGTGGTCGGCGCCAAGGAGTCTTACGAAGGTAATGGGGCCGGCATTCTTTAAATATGCCTGTGCGGCGTATGCGGCGTATGTTGGTGCGGTGTAGTTTCCGTCTCTCCAGACATCTCCTGATTGGCCTCCTGGGATTGGCTCTCCGAATACCTCAATGAATTGAGAAAAAGAATCAATCTTTACTGGTCTAAGACCTGGGCCTCTCTCTGAGCGTCCAATAATTACTGGCCCCATGTTGCTCGGGGTTCTGGGTCGTTGTGAGTTATCGATCTCACTAATAAAGATCCCTGGTGATACAAACTTAAATTTACTTGCGGACATTTGCCATCTCTCCTTAATATAACATCTTACTATAATGAGTCAAAGATGTTAAAAACATAAATATTTTCTCTAATAAATAGTATGTTGTTTCCCTAAAAGATGTTTTTATGGACGATATTTTCCATCATCATCAAATGGGTTCTCGTCAGCTAGGATGACACGCTCTCTCTGTATTTTGAACTCAACGGCTGATTCTCTTACAACATAGTTGGGAGTTTCTTGATTTGTCCCATCTCCGATGATCGATCCTAAAGTGTTTATTTTTATGTTTGTTATATAATATCTTTCACCCTCGTCGAGGGCAGATACAGAATTGTCCTGTGAAAAGTCTTGCTCAATAAAACCTTCGTATCTATGATTTTCATGTTTCATGATAAAATGATTGATCCCGCCGGAGGTTGTAATGAAAGGCTGGACTATTTCGTTCATTTGTTGCTGGTATTCTGTTTTAATAGAAATGTTGTAGGCTACAGTAATATACACAGGCATAGCCATTGTAATTGTTTCATAGACGGGGTTCTTATTTTTCTTGCTTGTTTTAAAGTTCAACTGGTTGTTGTTTTGATTAGATCTCGCATTCGCATAGTTTGCTGTTTTCTCTTGTTTAATCCTTCTAGCTATAGTTATAGACCCCTTCTTAAAATCGTTTACTGGTGGAATGTTGGCCCAGGCTGTTCCTTTTCTAGCAGGGTCTTTAGCGACGCCGGTTCGTTCAACCGTAATGATGGGAAAGATTAGTGCGCCACTATTATCTCTTAAGTCTTTGTTGTTCTTAATCTGGTAGGATCTTTCTGGCGACACCCACAAGACAGGGATTTTTTTCCAGCCCTTATTGGTCGTACAGTGTAAGTTGAGTTCGTCATTGATCCAATTAAACATAGCACGATCAATAGTCTCAATTGATGATGGAGCTACTTCTATTTCTTTTGTTTTATCATCACTTGGCATCGAACACTCCTTCTCTTGCTCTTCGGCAAGTTGCTACAATCTCAAACTTTTGGTCGTCTTGTCCAAACAAGTACTTGGGCATGCTTGTTTTTACAATCTCATATAACTTTCTATCGTATTGAACAAAGTCGCCGACACGAACAAAAAGATTCTGATCTTCTACAAGTCTTCTTCTGTGAAAGAAGATTTCTATTTGATGCATCTTGTCATAGCCGAAGCCATCGTTGTTTGTGTCTGACTCTTGATAATCAATTAATGCATGGACTCTCACTGGTGGCAAGAAGGACTTCTCTATTGCCTCTCCATATAAAGAGTGGAAGTCAGACTTGTCTACGTCAATTGGATAATATAAAACTGTCTGGCCAATGACTCTTTCAATGAGTTCATCGTTGACTTGCTTTACTAAATCTCTTTCCTTCTTCCCTGTAAAGAGAGGAGGGGGAGGAGCGGCGGGTTGTTCCCATTTGTTATCGTCTGACATTCATTTACCCAACGTAGATCTCTAGTGGGACTTCAGACATAACTTCACTTGAGTTCTTTACCATCTCAACGTCGCCTTCCATTAGCTTGCTGTATGTCAACTCATCAAGTGTTGTCTTGAGTTCTTCTCTAAGAGCCTGCTGCTCTTCTTTTGCCTGGGATATTAATGCATCTCCGTTTAGTGTTATTTCGTTACCGGGGATTGGTATTGAGCTAAACTTGCTTCTTATCAATCCTAGCATCTCTTTGCTCATTGATAAGGCAAACTTTCTTATCCACTGTTTGCCAATGGAGTTGATGTTAAGGTATGGGATGTTTTGTAAAGGCATTGTGTTTAAGTTGTTGATGCCGGTGATTCCTGCCTTAGAATTGTCTTCTTCTATCCAAGTATCGCCTGGAGTTACAAACTCAATCCACATCTTTTCTGGGTAGTCGGATTGTGGAACTGGAAAGATTCTAAGTCTGTTGTTTCTTAGTTCATAAGAGAACTGTGATGTTCTTGTGTTTACACTATCCTCATACGACACGGCTTGGGCTTTATGTTGCCACACCGGGACAACTTGGAATGTTGAATCATCAGCATACTGTCCGTATGTGCTTAAGTTTCCAGCAACATTAAGTCCGCCGTGATAACCATAGAAGTTCCACATGGCTCTTGGGGTTTTAAAATAAACCTTCTTAATAAGAAGTTTGGACGCATCTGTTTCTGTGCCTAACTTCTGATAAAAAGGGTAGGCTGCGTTGGCGACGTCATTGGAGGCTTCAAGGATTAACGATTGAAGATCGTAATCTTGTTGGTCTGTCTGGACAGCGAAAGATGCAGAATAAACTGTCTGAGAGCCTCCAACGGTTGCTTCAGATGAGATACCATCAGTTACTCTTCTTGCGTATGCGAAGTCGAACCTTGGATACTTCAAAGAAAGATTTGTAGATATGTTCATGTCAGCCTGTTCTGGGACGCCGTCAACGTCGGCACCGACTGGGTTTTCACGAATCATTCCATCTTCATTAAATGAAGCTGTTGTTCCGCCAAGAACATTCGATAATACGTTCTTTGATTGGTGAATATTAATAAGATAAGAATATTCTAAAACTGCTTCTTCATAAGCAGCATAAACTTGGTTTGCGGTAAGTTCAACATCTAAGACATCGCCACCTAATTTTCTATATGTATAAGCAACCTGATCGGCTGCGCCGCTTAAGAAAGCATTTACGGCGTTTGTTCCAGGGTCATCAGGATCACCATCATCATCATATGTCTGCCAATATGTGCTAGTAGAATATATGGAATATGGAAGGCTAGCGGCTACTGAACCTGCGCTTCCTGTTTCGGGCAAAATTACTTGACTCGTTGTGCTCTGTGGTGTTAGTGTAGGCAGTGCCATTCATCTAGTCCTCCGGTTAAAATAAATAGTTTAGAAAAAAAGAAAACCCCGCACTGTATGAAACAGGCGGGGAATTCTCACATTAGACTA